TTGAGATAGTTCTAGTACATGCTCATCACGGTACATATTACCATGACGAGCTATGTCTCGCATGCCGCGATTAAAGATATCGAGCATACGCTCAGGAGTCCATTGATTGCCAGCAGTATCACCTAAAACTCTACGAGCTTCTGTAATTAACTCTGCTACTCTCATGTTATTTTCCTCTGAGTCTTTGAGATAAACACGAAGGCTTCTGTATCTTGAACTTACCGCCAGCTGTAATAGAGAAGCTTTGCGGCGCGCAAGTTACAGGGTGTCTACGTGGTCCGGTAGAAGAAGCCATTACGACTCCTTCTTAGCACCTTCTTTAGGTGCAACAATCTTGCCGTTTTTATCGGTTTTCACCGCTGCAACGGCAGCCATTACTGCTCACCGATATAGCTCATTGTAGCACGGTCAAAGTCAATGTATGACAAGACAAGCTTCGCTGAACCACGAGTAAGTATACCTGTAAGAGCTACTACTGTTGCAGTTACTTTCGTAGGTGCAGTGATAAGTGCCGGCAAGTTAGTAGACGCATCTACAAGTGCTGACGTGTTATCTGCGGCTACTGGAGCTGCCGCTGCAAGAACGATTGTATCAATGTCAAGCTTCAACGTACAAGTTGTTGAATCCATTGGGTCAGTAACTACGATACAAGCTTCAGTAACGATAACGTTCGCTGGAATCTCAAGAAGTTCAAGTACATCACCTACGGCGATTAACTCATCATTCGGGATATTCTCACGAGGGTCAGCAGTAGCAATGACTGCCGGAATTGTACACGTAACTGAGTGAGCTTCGCGACGACGGTTGTTTTGGAACATGCCCATTAACGATTTAGTTGCCATTTTATCTCCTTAGATAAAGGGTAAGAGGGTCAAGCCCTCTGGATTATACTGTCTCTTCGACGAATGTATCAAGGTAAGCAAGACCGAATGTCATATTACCGACTTTCGCTTTCTTGTAATCACCATTCTCTGGCTTAAGCATAGTTGCCTGACACTGTCCCCACCATTCCATCATTGACTCTGAGTCAATTCCGAAATCTTCTGATGACTGGAACTTGTAGTCCGCGTCCATACCAAGACCTTGAGAGAATGCCGCTGCACCGATGATAAGACCACGGTCAAAGATGATTGTACCAGCTGCTGCCACAAGAGTGTCATAAGCTTCTGTACCTTCGTACTCAACCTTAGCTTCAGTACCTGTTGCACCTTTAACTACCGCACATCTACGAAGACCAGACATCTCAACTACTGATTTACCCATGTTGTTGTTTCCAACTTCATCTTCGTAACCCATAAACGCTGGTGCTTCCATGTATACTGTGTTACCGACTTTACCGATAAGACCTTGCAGAGCCATGTTGTTACGACCACGTGTATCAGCTGTAGACATGATAGTCTGGAACTTAGGGTCAAGCTTGATATCTGCTGCCTGCTGAGTTGCAAGAACTACAAGATAAGTTGCTGTAGGGTTCTGACCGTTGTTAGGGCCTTCACCTTGATAAGTTTTCATCGGACGACGACCACCACCAACTGTAAAACCTTTACCTGTCTTAGTAGCTGTTTCTAGCTTGATAAGACCATCATAGTTCATTTTGTCTTTAGCTAGTGTCATAGCACCTGGGTTAGCTTCACCTGAGAAACGGAAACCATGAGTTGGCTTTTCATTACGTAAGTAACCTACACCGATGTCGAAAAAGAATTGGTCTTCCTGACGTACCCAGTTATCCATCAACTTCTCACGAGAGTCAGAATGCTCATTAATCGATAGGTCACCGATTTCAACGCCATCAAACTTATCGCCATTGTTAATTGGGTAACGTAAACGCTCAGAAGTCAGCTTGTCAGAGAACTTAAGCTTAACGCCACCGTACCCGTATGCTTTCTCTTTACCGCGACGTGCCGCACCTGCATAGTTACCATCGTAATCCATTACAATTGTGTGACCATCATCAGCCGTTGAAGTTTGCATCTGTACGATTACAGCGCCAAGTGTAGTACCTTTGAAAGGTGACCAGAACGATTTAGATTGCTCTTGAATCATACCCTCTTTAACCCACGTATTACGGATTAATTTAGAGCGGATGTCCAATTTGCCTGATTGGCTTTTTGGTTGCATTGTATCTCCTTATAAGATAACATGTTTAGTTGGCTTAGCAATCTCATTGAGACTACCACCTGCCAACTTTTCGAGGTCGGTCTGCTTGAGACCTTCATCAGTTTGTTTAACTACTTTGTTCTTCCCTAAATAAGTAGCCACTTCTTTCAAGTAATCATTGAATGGCATCGTGCCTATCTTCGCTTGAAGACGCGGTGGAATATCATTCTGCATTACATCATCAGTGAGCTCAAGTCCAGTAGAAGCCGCAAATTCTGTTAAGGCTTCTGTACGCTGTACAAGTGTTAGGTCTTGAAGTGCTTTAGTGCTTGCTTCGCCTAACTGCTCTTGTAATTGTCCAGAAACTGTGGCTTTTGCCTCAGCTTCATATTTGGTCTTGAGCGCGAACCATGCATCTGTATCTGTGTACTTTAAGGTCTCTAGTTCTGCAGTTTGTTCAGTTGACAAACTACCGCCAGAAGTTGCCTTGTTGACAAGAACATCATGCTCGGCTTGTAACTTCACGTTCTCTTGTTTCAGCTTGGTTTGGTCTACCTGAAAGAAACGAGCACTCGCTGTGGCATTAACTGCCGCTTTGAATACTGGGTCTACGTTATCTTCGAAGATGACCTTGCCCTTCTCATCCACATTCTGCAACGCGGTGTTGATCTGTGACTCAAGAGTAGGTTGGTTACCATTTTCCTGAGTATCTTTGAGTTTATCGCTCATAGTTGTACTCCGTTTTTAATTTAAATTTAATTACTACCAGGCTGTACCTGGTCGTAATGAGACAAAGCACGCACGCTTTATACTCTGTCCTATTATACCCGGTTCAATCTTAAAACCTTCTTAATCTTGACCTATAGCTTCACGTTATCCATATAATCGCGTGATGCGCACGTATACCACATTATTCTTAAAATCCTCTTAGCTCAAAAATATAATCCATTATATTAATATTATATTTAGTGACTTTACGCTATGATAATGCAAAGGAATCGCATGGCAATCGCACCAGAAACAAGAACCAAAATCGAGGCAGAGCTGGCAATGGGCCGCACGCCTAAAGACCTAGAATCAAAGTATGGAATACCGTACGTAACCATACAAGGTTGGAAGAAGAAGCTTCAAAAAGCCACAGAGGGAACTACAGACCTCTCCGCAGTGGTTGAGGTAGACCTCGAGACGCTACACACAGTGGCAGAGGCCGTGAAAGAGCTCGCACCCCCAGAGGTTATTAAAAAGGTTGACAAGCTGGTCGAGGGAGTAACCTCACTACAGACCTTAGAGCCTAAATTCCACGCCGTAGTACTCGCGTTACTAAACCGCGCAGAGAAACTGGCCAAAGACGAGGACCTGTCAGTGAAAGACTGGTCAATGCTCTCCGCTGGCATGGGCTCACTATACGCAAACCTCTTCAACAAATCAGGCGTTAACGTTAATGTTCTGAATCAGACCTCAGTGAACAACGAGAAATTGTCGATGTTCAAGGGCTCAATGAGGAGCGTGTAATGTCATTACTAAACAGAGGCGAAGAGCCAATTTGGGAACACGAGGTAAAGCCAAAACCAGAGCTGATACCTGCGGGCTGGTACCTGAAAATACCACCAAGCGAATTCAAATCACTATATCCAGGTGGTGATATCTCTATATTCCAGCGTGACCCGGACTCAGACGAAGACATGGTAGCCAATTTCCTACCATCAAAGCTGTGGCGTATGAACAATCTGTACACAATTGTCGACAAGGATGGTATCAAGATACCATTTATAATGAACAACGCTCAGCACAAGGTAGTATCCGCACGACTACAGCACCCCCGCATCATAATCCTCAAATCACGGCAGCGTGGTATCTCAACGTACTGGCTACTCGACTACTTCGATGATGCGTTGTTCGTGGAGGACCTCAATATCGGTATGCTCGCGCAAGGACTCGAGGAAGCCGCGACACTGTTGGAGCGCGTGAAAACCGCATGGGACAACCTCGCCCCATCAATAAAAGAGTTCCTCGGCATCTCCGTAATGAAAGACAACAGTAAAGAGTACTCATTCTCAAACGGCTCAAAGATATTCATCCGTACGTCGTTCCGTTCTGCCACACTACAACGACTGCACGTGTCTGAGTTCGGAAAGATATCCGCGAAAGACCCTCTAAAAGCCAAAGAGCTAATGACTGGTACAATGCAGGCCATCAAAGCCGGAAACCCGGTAGTAATTGAGAGCACGGCAGAGGGCCGTAACAACGCCTTCTACAAAATGTGGTACAAGTCAGTCGACTTCGTCGGCGAGCGTGACCTGAAAGCCTTCAAGCCTGTATTCCTGTCATGGGTCGACGACTCAGATTGTGTGGCACAAATCCCACAACGGGAACTACTGGAAGATTCCGCATACTTCGACAAAGTAGAGCGCGACCTCGAGCTCGTGTTGACCCCTGAGCAGAAGTGGTGGGCAATCGGACAACGCCGCGAGCTCGCCGAAAACTTCGACCAAGAGTACCCATACTCCGCAGAGGCCGCATTCGCCGCAGTACGCGACGGTGCCTACTACGCACGGTTGTGGAATGAGCATGGTCGCGTTGTGTCGGGGCTGTATGACTCA